ACAAGACCATTTAATTTATCATATGATGGAGAGATGACTACGGAATCAGGGTGAGCCCTTTCAATAATATTCTTCTTATATTGAGCATCTTTTGGTGATTCAGGTTTTACACCATAAAGCTTTGCAACAGATGCAGGATCAGTCTTAGACTGTCTGGCACGTTTGTCTTTTGGCTCCTCAGAAATAAGACCTTTATCCTGGGCTATTTTTATAAAGTTTTCAAAAACATCACTTCTTTGCATGGGCACTCTCAGGTAGTAATTTGTAATTATATGTCTTCATATGCGGGTGTTATTTAACTTTCTCGGCTACATCATCGATAAAAAAGTCAACAATTGCTTTTTTTGTTTGATACATACGTGGTATGTATACTATTGAATTACCTGATCCAGCATAATTGAAATCAAGTATTACATCTAAAATAACTTTAAATCCAGTAGTATTTCTTATTACTGATTCTAATCCATCTAGTCCTTGATATACTTCTTTTGTAAAATTAACTAACATTGAATCTATGCCGGAATTACTGTTTTGATATCTCTCAACCCAGCCATCTTCACTATTGTACGTTCTCATTTTATATGATGGATTTAGCTTAAACTTTTTTTGTGTAGTTGTTGCGGCAGGAGGTGTAAATCCAGTTTCTTCTCTAGTTGGTTTTCCATCTTTTAATGAACCATCCAAAGCATTAGACCTTCCTAAGAATTTATTGATTACATCTCCTGCAATCATTAGACCAGCAGATGCAATGGCTATTTTGAAAAACCATCCAATTACCCTTGACAATAAACGTTCAGTAGCTACTTTCTTTTCACTGTAACTAGAAAACATACTACTCTCACCAGGCTTAGCTGCTAGCTTAGTTACTTCGTATTCATTGTGATACATTATCATTGCTATTCTAACAAAACGTATATCACTATTCTTTGAGGCTGCTTTTGGAATAGCGCCTGCTGGTAGGCTTTTCAAATCTGCTTCGGTTGCTGGTTTGCTAAGCGAGCTAACAGCTCCTGAAACAATTCCATCTACTTGTGAAGAGCTCATTAAGCCTCCACCACCAATGACACTTTTGATTTTATCGTAAATTGAGCTTAGAATACCTTTAATATCAACATGGAATATATTCATAGCTAAACCAATTAATGTACCAAACCAGCCAAGACCTAATCCTGCAAAAACTACTGATATTGCCCCTGGCGCAATAATGTTTAATAAGCTTCCAGCCTTATCATTTGGATCTATGTGATTACCAAAATATGATTTAACAGATTCAACCAATCCGCTCGCCATGCTGCCTTGAGCAGTTTTGACGATTTGTGGATTGGTTAAAAGTGATTCAACTAATAAAGTATCTACATATAGACTAACTTCGCTTTTAATCATTTTGCTTTACCTGGTTGATTTACACTGCTGGTTTGATTCTTTAATATATTTAGTGACTCTAAGTTTCTAGAAGCAAATGAGTTGGATTGAGGTACTCTACCAACTTGACCATAAATAAGCGCAGCAGTTTCTGTTCCTACAAGTCTGGTATCTACATATGCTGCTTTGATAGTTGTTATGACATATTTAGTAAGAGTTACGATCTCCATAAGTTTATCAATTATTGCAGCATAATATCTTCCTGGTGGAGTCATGCCAATTGAATCTCTAAATTGGATTGCATCGATACCAAGATCATATACATCTTGAGCATTATTCTTCATCATAGTTTTAACATCTGCCATCAATTTATTTGCTTGGTCAATAGCATTTTTAGCACCTGCATCAGCAGTTATGCCTTCGTATTCTGCAAAGAAATTTCTAATTCTTATAAAACTTACATCTTCTACCATCAAAGGTAATCTTGTAACTAATTTCTTAATTCCTTCTACTGCCGCATGGCTATTAGCATCTGTACCATTTCCATTTGCTCCTGCACCAGCGCCTACTCCAACTACACCACCAATAGAGCAAGCCTTGTTGTCTAATCCTATGAATAATGGTCCAAGCTCTTGCATTTTTCTTACATAGAAAGCAGCAGCTTTTTCTTCTTCTGAGGTAGCAGCTCTTGATTCAAGATATTTAGCACGCTTAAACATTACATTTATTACAATGCATTGATCAGCTTTTGAATCTGAATAATCTAATGGTGCTGACTTGGCGCCTTTAGGATCAACTGATATAACTTTAGAGTTAGCCAACCAAGCATTAAGCGCAATTTTACCAGCAAGATCTTTTGCTTTCAAAATATTATCGTTATTTGCCGTGGTCTTATTTATAAAAATTGCTGCGGTTGGGTCAAAAACTTTTGGTTCTAATCCATCTATGAAAGTATCATCAGGCATTGCATTTGGTTTACCTGGTTGTGATTTTGGGTTTCTATTTAGACCTGAATTTGGTTTGTATAAATTGATTTGATCAATGATCTTTCCTACCATTACTTCTAAAACCTTACCTGAATCATTTTTATTGTCTTGCATGGATCTGGCTTTTTGTTGTAGATAAGCTACATACTTAATAAGCAAATCCATGTTAGCCCAATAATCAGAAGTATTCCATTTTCTTGTTTCAGGTTTACCAGGAACATCTGGGTTTCTTGAAATGTCTACTGTTATTTTAGCTAGCTTAGCTAAATCAGCTTTTTCAAGTCTAGATGCTTCAACGCCATCATAAGCAATTCTTGCACCATCAATCATAAGTTGCTGTGTATCAATAAATTTTAACAATTCACTAAGATCCTTTAGGTTATTAACCATAAGATCGCTATTCATACCAGCAATAGTAAGATTTGGTGGTTCTGGAACAGAGGTCAATTCTCTAGTTAGTTTATTAACTAATTTTTTAGCAACACCAATTTGATTTATTGGACCGGCGCCAGATACTGGAGAAGATTGTGTTGTAGGTTTAGCTTGAGACTCTATTAGTTTCAAGAAAACTTTTGGATCATGTAAAAAACTCATATTAGCACCTTATTTTAAATCGCAGAAATTAGCTCGTCATATTCAATATGGTTGGTTTGACAACTGTTTCAAATATCTTTAGTGCTATTTCCGCAGTAACACCTATATGATCTACCATCCAAGCCATATAAGCAGACTTGCTGGTTAATGCTTTATAAGGAATATATGTCATTTGCTTATTAAGCATTTTAGGAGCATAGTAAGTTACGCCTTCTAATTTTGACATATCAGATCCAGCAAAGGTCTTTTCTTCACTTGTAAGAGTATCAGTATTAGTATTAGATCCTTTATCACTATAAGAATCAAATGCCCTATCACCTTCTATTAAAGGTCTGTATTCTGGTTTAGCAGTTACTTGCGCTCTAAAATTATTATATAACTTAGTAATACCTTTTAGATGTTTTGTTATATCAGAAGCCCTTTTCTTCTTTCCTTTTGCTGATAAGCTTACAACACCATTTTTTACTGTATAACCAGATAAGCTCTGTTTAAGTGCCCTTAAGTTATCGGATGTATATATGTTGCCATTATTCAAAGCAAAATCACCTTCTAATTGAAGTAAAGCTGTAGCAAAACCCATAATGTTTCTAAGAGCATTATCAGTTCTAAAACTCCATACACCATCGGCAGCCATTTCACTTTTTTGTCCACCAAGCATTTTTAAGGTATGCATAACAACATCTAATTCATAGATATCACTTTGAGCCACTTGCTTTTTTTGATACGTATTTACAGACGTGTCTTGACTCCACTCAACACCTTTTTGATCTTCATCTAATCCACCAATGTAATTGCTAGCAATAAAATCATTAAATGATTTTTTGGCTTTTTTTTGAGGATCTGGTGCTTCTATTGGAGTAGAATCACTAGGCGATTTGTTTCTCATAGTCTCAGATAATGAGTCTTGAATAACTGCTTTAGCTAAACTTTGCATAGCAAGCTGCATTTCTTTAACCTCAATCTTTGCATTTACGGCTATAGCTGCTGGTCCTGATTTACCATTTTGTCTCTGTGCCGGTATAACACCACCAACAGCAGGAGCACTAGCAGGAACGGTCCAAGTAGGACTTATATCTTGAGCTAACTTATTTATAAGACCAAGAATGTCTTTGTAATTTTTATTTGTCATTTATTAATCCCATGATGTTTTGTAGTTACTTATTCCCCCATGATACTTTGTAGTTACTTATTCCCATATTAATACGACTTTTTATAGTGTAATAACCATCAAGATCTCGTACTCCTGCAAACAAGTGAGCTGCTGCAAATGCTTTTTCCATAGTTCCTTCTTCAAGTTGCATATTTCTAATTGCAACATTATAGTTTGATACAATACCAGTTAACCAGTCAATAAAACTATTGGCTTTTTGTAATCCCTGTGCAGTTTTTCCTGAGTAACTCATATATGCGTCTAACTCTACTATTTCGTTGGCAAGAATAGACCTGAAAAATGCAACATCTTTTAGCATTATCCCTCTCACATGTAGCTTATCTATATGTTCAGAACTAATTGGTGGTCCACTGTCAGGATTAGCAGGATTAGTAGGATTAGCAGGATTTTCAAGCGTTTTAGATACATTATCTGCCTCTAAATTAACTATTTTAATAGCTAAATCTAATGCCTTGTCTACTATAGGATTAATATGATCAAAATATCTTTCTACTACAATCCAAACATCTTCATCCAAACGCTTTTCTAATTGATATTTCAGTGTACTGAATTTCTGTTTAAATGTTCTTAATCTTTTCAAAGTTGGATTTCTAGCATAACCAATATAACTCTCAATTGTTATATTGAAAGTTAAATTATCATTAGATTTACTTTCAATTGCCCTTAGTTCTCTTATAACTGTTTCAAGCATTAGTTTAAGTGATGTTTTCAATGCATCTACTGTTGGAGCAATTGCTTGACCTAAACTATACTTGACAGCATTAATGATATCTCTACTTGTTGATGCACTTGAAACTTTACCAGTTGGCTTCTTATTAACCATTGTAATCATCTTAAGATGTTGCTCTAAGATTGTTTCAACTAATGCATCACCTTCAACATCAGCTACCTCATGTCCACCCTTTGGATGAGCTTGCTCGATTAAGTCTTCGCCAGACTCACTAGATGATTGTTTGTAATTTAAAAACTTCTTTTGTAGGTCATGAGCATATGCTTCTAAACCTATTTGCTTCAAGCCTGCACATAATGTAAAGACATTTTGCATAATATTATCTGATGCTCTAAGATCTAGCTTCTTTGAGGCTTTTTTATATAGAGAATCCGCCGTAATTAAGCCTTTCTCCATTGCGATTTTTTCAAATGAACGCATTGTTACTGAATCTATAAATTTGCTGTGCTTAAAAGTCATTAGTGCCTCTGATGTATTATTTCACTCTACAATATGTAGTATTATAGATATCAAGAAATCATTTTTTCTGTTTTTCAACCTAAGAATCGTATTTTGAGAAACATTGAAATCATTTGCTATCAATCTACTAGGTCTACTATCATTTAAAATAGATTCAACTTGCTCCTTAGTAAATTTAATTTGTCCTGGCGGTACCTTGCCGAGTTTAGCTAGCCTAACCTTCTCCTTAGCCTCTTCTGACATTGGCACACCTTTATTATGAGATGAACGATTTGTATTAAGCTGCAATGAACCCGTATTTCTCAATCTTTGTCCATGTGTAGAACAGTACCTAATTTCATTAAGAATGATATACTTTATCTTTGTACCATATACTGTACAACCTTCAGCATGACACTTTATGTTTCCAGTGGATTCTAATTCAGCTAATCTTTTATCCCAATTTTCTTTTATAGCTACCGCCATTTTTTCTATTTGCTCAGCAGGTAACTCTTTACCCAGATGAGCTAAAGACATTCTTTCTCTTATTTCATCTGTGTAAACTACTGGATGATCTTTTCTAGCTTGAATTAAGTTTTGAACTTGATCTGGAGTACGTTTAGTTCCTTGAGCCGGATGACCTTTAGTAGCAATAATATTTAACATACTTTCTGAGTGCATTTTACTTCTTGCTGCTTTTTCTTCAGGTGATAAAGATGCGTGCCAGTTTTTCATAGCTTGAATCCAAGCTTCAGATTTCGGTGCATTCATACCTCCATGAGTTGCATTGTATCCATAACCACTTGATACGAAACTATTATATTGTGCAACTAACTCCGTTTCCATATCATTGGCATCATCTTGAGTTTTGCAACAAGCTATTACCTCAAATTCAAAATTATGAGAACCATATTTTTTGATTGCATAATGAAATTGTACTTTAGGATCAGAAGAGTCTCTTCTATGTGCTCGCCATCTTCCTGTTGGATCAACTGATTGTCCTATATAAATTTTATTATTTGTGATACATGTTACTTTATAAAGATAAATAATCCGTTCAACTTGGTGCTCTGTAGTCATTGTGACCTCCAAAGCACTATATATCAGCTAAAACGGAAATTTTAAAAATACAAAATCTCCAACATGGGGTTGTTCGGAGTTGGCGGAGCCGTAACCATACCAATAGCAGGATGATACTGACTAGCTCTTCTAGTAGTCAAGAATCCGAGTTCGCTAACATACAAATTAGCTTTTACTGGATACTGTTGATTACTTTCATATTGATTTGTTTGAAAAAACATCCTATTGAACCAAACCGTAACTCTGCCCGATCCTTGCGTACTATCATCGCCTGGAATATTAGGAACTTGATACGTATAGTTAACGATGGTTCTAATAGCATTAGGTGAACCAGTTCCACTCAAATCAAAATTCAATGGTGTTCCAGCAATGAATGTAATAACACCATTGATTGGATTCAATGTTACGCTGATACTGGAACTAAAACTTGTAGATACAATATTTGGCTTTCTTAATTCAGCTTTAATATCAATTGGTGTAACTAAAGTTCCAGAACCGTTATCTATGCCTACTGCCGGAACTATAACTACTTCGTTCCAAGAAATGTTAGTGAAAGCTACTGTTTTAATATCATCAATAATACCAATTGGAGCTGTACCATTGCTGACAGTTATCATTACTTGGTTATTGATGACAGTCAATTCAGCTATTTGTCCTGGCTGAAATTGTGCCGATGGATCGCATATAAAACTGGCTGGAAGTGCATTACCCACCTGGACCAAGCGCAACATTATGAAATCATTGAGATCTTTATCTCAATGCCCCTAACAAAAAAATCATTTATTATATTCATTAACTATCCTTATAACCATATTATGTCTCATTGATAT